GATATATTCCCCCCACAGGAATATCCAAAGAGCATTTTAAAAGATTCGGAACATATCCAACGGCTTTATTAGGAGCTACATTATCTCTTAAATAAAATTCTGTTGCATTAGCTCCGGGGGTAGCGGTTTGACAAGAGACAAGATAATTGGCAATAGGATCTGGAGTTGTTGCTGTTGGTAACACAAAGTTTTGCCTAGCACTCCCTCTCAATGATGGACGGCCGGCCGCTCTACTATTAGAATCTGGTCCGACTGTCCATAAAAAATAAGCATTCTGAACAAAATCCGATTGAGGAAACAAAGGGTTTCTTAGCCATCCGCAACTAAAAAAGGTATGCCGTTGCATATTATTTTGATAATTATCGTTGAAAATACTTAAACTGTGCGAATTCAAAACTGCCCAATAATAAGATGAAGGACGGTTAAAAATAAGAGTAAGCAAGTCAAGACAATTAACTGCACAATATTGGGCATCCATCGTCGTCGTCGAAGGGTTTCCAGTAGTGCGACTTATTCCTAGATTGTTAAATCTGAATTTTGACGCAGTTACGGGCAAACTTAGTGATTCAAAACTAACTGGTAAAATTAAATGAAACCCTGTAGTGGCATTTGCGAGAGCGCAAGTTTGTCCAAAAAAACCATTTATCCAGTTAGCACATTGAGTGCTTGTAAATTCCGAAGACTCGTAGTAGGAGTTACCGACGTTGTCATTGTTAATTAAGGGTAAGTTCATAGAGTGTAATTTTATAAAGAATGATCTTGTCCGTTAACGCCGAATTGAAAAGCGCTAAATGTAATAGAAAAATTATTACTCCAAATATCTCCTTGATTACTACTATAAAAAGGATTATCACCAATCGACCAGCCAGGAAGCCCTGTTTGATCGGGTAAAGTAGTAAAGCCCCAAAAATCTTGCCCACTGCCCCCTGAAATCCCAGCAACTAACCAGTAAGTAGTATTAGCGGTTAATATTTGCGGAGTAGTAATGGTAAAGATGTAATCCCTAGTAATGTTAAGAGTGAAACTAGGGTTAGTAAAACTGGCTATCTGACTACTAAGGCTGTCGTTATAGAGCCTGACAAATAAATTGGGATTTGCAGTCGTTTTTGCTAACCGAAGAGTGACCGAGTTAATAGTATAGCCATAACTGCCACTGCCAGTCGTAAAGCTTGAACGTAGCCATTGATTATTATTTATCGAAAATCCTGAGTTAGTTGTTTGAGTTAAATTACTAACAAGATTTACGACCACCATTGTACCTGGCCAGTGCAACCATCTAGACATATTTTCTTCCTATAGTAAAAAATAAATGACTAGGGTTATCAACAGCAGAAACAACAAGTTCTAACCTGTTTCCTACGCTAAGAAGATTCCCTGTTGTTACGGGAACAGTTAATCGAGTAGAAGTAATAGATAAATTATTCAATTCAGGAATATTTATTCCATTAATCCTAACCGATATAGTAGCTGTACCAGATTGAGTTACGGCACTAAAGCTTAGGATATTATACCCTTTTAATAAAGCGAAATCAAGAGGATAAGTTTGAACAACAGGAGATTCTATGTCCCCAGAATATTGTTCGGTATTATCATTAATACTATTAATTTGATTTTGGAGTTTGCCAAAAGCCTGTAAAATATTATCAGTAGCAGTTATTGTGCCACCAGTAGTTATATTTAGAGCCGACAATGAAGTTGATAAAACTTTTGAGAAGAAACCGAAGAATCCTTTATTTCCTGATTCTTTCCCGTAGAAAGTATCATTACTAGGATTCCCTACAATTTCATCAGATCTAGCCACTGTCCCGAACGATGATCCCCCGTAATCAACGATAAACATAACCCCTGCGACTGAGGTTCGCCAATCTATACCATTAAAAAATATTACTTCTCCAGAAACAGAAAAAACTGTTAGTCCAGTAAAAGGCTGCCAGAATTTCCAAGTTCCTGTAGGCAATCCATTCAAGCCAATTACGGGATAAGCTATCTGATTAGTTTTTCCCGCCCATGCCCCAGTAGCTCCTGCGGGGACAATATAGTAGCTATCTATACTTTGAGGAATTGGGGGTGTGGTAAGGGTATAGGAAAGAATAGGCGCGGAGCCTATAGAAATAAGTCTAAATAGCTCGTTAGCTATTTGTTCCTTGTATTCCTGGGAAGATGCCAGTAATAATCCATTAGAGCCGAATATTGTCCCAGACATCTCCAAATTCCTCTTTCATCTTGGCTTTTACCCAGTTATTGTTCTCGATTTTACAAAGACTTTTCAAGTAAGCCTCGTAATTATTCAAGTCATTTTCATTATAGTCTTTTTTGAAGATTGCGTGTAACTTCCAAGATTTAGGGGGCATCCAGTCTTTGCTTAGTCTAGGATTTTTAAATGTTTTGATCATCCATCCCCGGACACTTTCAATATGCTCACCTTTTTTGTAAGCTTCCTTGAGAGCGTACTTGTAGGCTAGGTATAATTCTCTATCTTTATCGTGAATTATAATCTCTAGTCTTTCGTTAGCGATTTGTTTCTTTTCTTTTGTTGGAAATTCATGTCCACAATGAGGACAAATACGAGCGGAAGCGTAGGTTATTTTATTGCAATTTTCGCACTCTTTAGTCGGAGCTTGTCCTTTTTGGGTATCAGAAGATGTAAAAAGCTTAGGATACTCTACATCCTCGATAAATCCATGCTCGGTTACGTTTCCCGCTTGATCCAAAATCAGACAATCAATCTTGTCTAACCAGCTACAAAGCCGTTGACCCCGACCAGTCATCTGAATATAAAGAGTTCTGCTCTTAGTTGGCCTAGCGTGAATAATGCAAGAAATTGCGGGCAAATTAAATCCAATTCCACAAGTATTAATATTTACAATCCCCCGCAATCTCAATTCAGCTACTTTTCTAAATATTTCTCTTCTTTCCTGCTCTGGTGTTTCGGCTGTGATAATGGCCGTGGGAACACCCCTCTCGTTAAATTCTGTACAGAGGCTTTTAGCGTGTTCTACACCCGCAGCAAAACAAACAAATTGTCTCCCTTGACCGAGCCTGCGATACTCGGAAACTGTTGATTTTACCGCCTCAAGACAACGAATCTCTAACTGACTAGCATCAAAATCACCGCCATTAATTTTTACTCCTTTAGTATTAATTTTATTTTTAGTTCCAAAATAAACACAACCGACAAGCGCGCCACGTTCGATCATTTCTTTTGGAGTGGGGCCGGTTATTTGAACCTCAAAAATATCTCCCAACTCTTCACGCTTCGATAACCGCCACGGGGTTGCTGTTAATCCAATTACAAGGCGATTATCTACTGGTAGGGTTTTCCCTAAAAAAAGATGCTGTTGTTTACGAATGATTTCCCATGCCGAGTTTATTTCTTGTAATATCTCTTTTGACTCAGCGTGAACTAGACCAAGGTGTTTGCATTTTTCTTTAGCTTCCTCAAAAGTGATTTTATAAGGTTCTATGTCTTCTCTTTCTACAGCGATACCAAGTATAGATAATTCGTCACGAATGTCTTTGATTGAGGTTGTTTGCTTACCGTTTTTAAGGTTGGGAAAGCTATCTTTAAACCATTGGCAGTAAGCTGATAGATGAACTTCATCGGCTAGTATTACTTCGGGATTAAACCAAGTAATATCTCGTCCTCTAGATAAGGTTTGAGTTGTTGCAATTTGTACTAATTGGTTTCTATCTTCTTTGTAGTTACCAGCAATTACTCCGGCAGTTAATCCAAATTTCCCCAAAGTTTCTAGGGTTTGCTCAATAAGTACCGTAAAAGGTACTACGATTAAAGTCCGTCGCTGTCTTTTTACAGCAGCATCGTAAATTATCTGGCAAAAAAATACTGTTTTACCCCATCCGCAAGGGGCAACGACTAAGGCTCTTTTGTAGATTTTTAGAGCGTCATACAGTTCTCTTTTAAGAGCTTTTTGGTCATCTCTTAATTGAATTTGTGGTTTAGTCGGTGCAAAAAGTGTTTGTGTTTGTATTGCTAGTGTCATGTTTTTATTTCAGATTATATTTTGGTTTCAATAAAATCTATGGTCAATTGTAAACAACTATGTTTTTTAACCTTTTTAAACAAATCTATTTTGATTTGTATTTCATTTTCGATAAAATCTAAAACAGGTTTTATTATTTTTTTTGTTTCTGGTAGCAAAATATCCAAATGTTTACCATCTCCCTGTATTTTTTTCCTGTTTGATTTTATTTCAACCCAACTAAGATAAGGTACAGAATTATACTCTAAAGCTAAACAAGCTTCTACTGTAACTATTAATTTTTTAGAATATTTATTTTGAAACTCAATCCATACCCTGTATTGACATTGAGTTAGACTTTGACAAAAAATTTCCAGTGTTCCCTGTAGATAGGAAAATCCGTCTTCTGTCTTTATTTGCCATTCTGAGTAATTAGAATGGCTAAAAGTTTCTCTACAAAAAACCTCAATTTGTTTTAATGCTTCTATTTTGTTCATTAGTATTAATCCTTGATCTCAATTGTTTTAATAAAGCCTATGATAGTTTCCATTATTTTTGTTGCTTCTGGAATCAAAATATTGAACTCTTCTTTGTTTCCGCTTGGATAAAGATTATACCTTGAGGTTTCATTGTTTCTGTCAAGACTGTAGTTCCAATGCAGGACAACCAAAGACCCGCCTAACGTACCTTCTATTGTGATTTTTTCAAAGCATTTGTTTATCGATTGATATTCAGTCGAAATTTCTCGACATTCAATCAAAACTTCATACTTTTTGTTTTTTATTAACTTACCATAAGTTTTGTAAAGATAATCTTCTTTAATTACTAAAGTTCCTATTAAACGAATACATTTGCCGTCTGCGACTGTATCCCACTCTGAGATGTCCACTGCATCGTATT